GACTGGGTTAAAGTTAAAAGAGTCGGAATGAGTTATGGCTTGGGCTGATTGGATGGTTGTAGAACCTTCTCTTGAACAAGAGCTTCAACTAGAAACTGATGCTCGTGCGATTATTGAAGACGATGACCATAAAGAGATTGCTAAGTTGTGTGCGACCTTAAGCAAACAGAACTGGTATCAACAACAAATCATCAAACAATCAGTTGGGAGGATAGGTGAACTGGAAGCAATGCTTGCTTGTATGGAGCCAACTCCTTCTAAGCCAAAACCACAACCTTGGTGGTCAAGAATTTTGGATTGATCTTACTAGTTTGGATAGCGCTCGACCTTCCAATCGGTTTTGGACTGATTGATCCCAATCTTCTTTGTCTAGGTTACATGCATCGTTGTATGCATCTTTATCGACAGTTTGACGTAGATACTCGTAGATTAAGTCTCTAATTAGAGCAGTGGGTTTAACTCCTAGAGTATTTTCTGCATGTTCAATAAACAACTTGCCCCTATTAGGAGCAAGAAGTATTTGAAGGTGTTTTCGATTTCCGTGGCCTTTCACAGTTCGCTAACTCCTAGTCTTTTTCATTACAGTACAACTTTAATAGATTAATCATCAAATGGAATCAGGGTCCATGTAATAGAAGGATCTTGCATGCAATGACGTTCCACGTTCTCTTTAGTTGGAACACCTGTAGGGTCATCATCTTTAGGCCAGAGAATCGTTGCAAAACAACGTCCTGGTCCCCATTCTTCAGGGTCCAATATAGTTGCAGGACGTGTTTGAACTGAATCTTCTACATCTGCTTCGATGTAGATCTCTTCTTTTACGGGGGCATACATCATGGTCTCAAGATGGACCTTGATAACCTGAGAGCTTGATGGAACGTCCGAATAGGAGGTGGTCATTGGTCTACATGTCTGTATTAAGATAATACCCTATTGATGCTAGATAGGAATCTAAATCAGAGAAATCTTTAACATTATGATGTGTTAAGACTGCAACGTCGACTTGCGATTCAAGAGCTGAGACAACTTGGTCTTCAAAGTCACTCCAACCTTTTTTTGAATCTGCATATTGAATCTGTTCAACAGCTGCCACTGTGTCATCGATATCAAAGATCGTATACCGCACGACAGCAAGGGGAGCTTTCTTGTCCCTGTGTTGATAGAAGGCTAGTTGGACAGGTCTTGTCATTCTTTCATGCGCGGGGGGATAGATTCAAAATGTCTCAGGAGGGGTAAATCACGCTCCACAACTGAATAATCACCTGGGACAAGACAGTAGGACAACCGATCTTTGTCCCAGGTAGCTTGTTGCATTAGAAAATGTGGGACATTAACCTTTTGTCCCAGAGACTTGTCCCACCTTAGATCCCGTTCCAGCACTGGAGAGTGTCCCTGATGGGACAACATTTTCTAACCCCCCACACGCGAGAACAGCTGTATAAGTGTTTTGAAGAGTGTTGTTTTCATTGTTCGTACGAATTAAACCTTTTTTGACCAACCTCTGGAGCGATTTACGAATAGCAGCAGGAGAACCAGTTAGATGTGGATCGCAAATCAGATCGTTTGTAGAAATAGTCTCTTTTTTTTCTGTCGCTTCTCTAATTTTTTGAAGCACCCGATCAATTACAGAGGTGGGGCTTGTATTAGTTGTATCAACTTCTGGAGAAAAGTCACTAATTTTGAAACTTAAGTCGTCTTGCATCTGCATGAGGAGTTGAGTTCCTTGTCTACCAGTGACACGAGATTTCCCAACAGTGATCACACGACTGTGACTACCGAATTTAGAAATTTGTTCATCACTAGGTTTAGTTAATTCCCAGGTTTCATCAACTGCAGCCTGAATAGCACTAGTTCCTCTGATGCCACCATTTTTATTTGCATGGTGAATGACAAGGATTGTTGTTTCAGGGAAGGCACTACCGTTATTTCGGGCCAACCAACTAAGAGGTTGAGCAAAGTCAGATTTATTTTCATCGAACGCTTTACCACCACTGCAACCAATTAGGGAATCAATAACCACCAACTTTGGTTGATATGTTTCCATCAGATCAATGAATTGTGCGTAGTACTGAAGCTGCCAATCGTTTTGAACCATTGTTTCCTTATTGGAGGGGAAATCAACTTCTTGCAATTGCTCTTTCAGTTGAACCAGTGACTGGTCACCATTCAGGATCATTACGGGACCTTTTTCTACTGGGACGAGTTTTCCTTTAACAACGAAAGGCGAACCAGTAGCAACATGTTTTGCCAGTGTCCAACAAGCCATTGATTTACCGTCACCACCTGTTCCATAGACAAGGACAACTGATGGTTTCGGAAGGACATCAGGGATGAGATAGTTGCGTTCAATATTGATTGCCATCAACTCTTCAATAGAGATAATTCCTTTTTGCTTGTCATAGATCATCTGATCTACAAGGACTTGTTCTAAGGAGACTTGATCTCTATATCCAGCTTGTAGAGCGAGTGAATTAAGGGTGTAGTTCCTTTCAGCAGGGTTAGAAAGTTTGAGAGCTTTTTGACCTCTAGCAATAACTTCAGAAAAAGGGAGTGTTGTAGTTCTGATTTCTTGGATTCTCTTTTCTTCAGCGGCTTTAACAATGTCAGCAGTTTCTTTAGAGAAGCGTGTACGGTCTCTATCTTCTCTATCGGCCATATAAATCAAGCTCCCCAGACCAACTGGACCTTTTGTCCATTTGCCTTCATGTCTGAAGGAATACCAGGCTGCTGAACAAGGGGTGTGTCTGTCATCAGAATCTGCCCATTCATTAGAGAAATCAGGATCTTCTGCTGACCAGACACTCCATAACATCAGACCTAGGTCTGTATCGAGCGTGGAATGGATAGCAAGTCCAACTCTTATCCAATGTTCACGACTACCAACACCTCTATGAGAGATGACACTTAGACACTCTTGAATAATCTGAGCTTTTTCATCATTCGTACGATCACTGAAGTCAAGGAGTCTTCTGCTGTGACGCATCACAGGAGGTTGTTTCATTTCTGCCAACAACCAATCGGGAACAACAGGTATTGAATTGAGATCACCCTCAAAGGTGTATTCACCTGCAGGTGCTCCTGATTTATGTCCAGGGTATGCACCAAAAATCAGTCCTTGTCTTTTACCCCATAGAACTTCGTAGTCACCGTTCTCCTCTTCTCTCAGTCCATGCCCTTCTACCTCACCCCAGAGAGCTTCTGGCACACGAAAGATGTATTTAGCGGCATTGGGCTTAGTACTGACAATTTTGGGGGCACCTACGAGTGTTTTATCCCATACCTTCAAATGTTTTTTGAGATTATTATCGACATCAAGAATGACGACACCATTTCCTCTAGGGCCACAAAAGAGACCTATTGCCTGAAGATCAGGATTACGGTTTAGGGCTAGTCGAACGTCACTAGCACCAAAGTCACGGTCATAGCTTTCTTCTAGGGGGTTCTTTCCTGTGGCAGCTTTTCCAGAGATCATTTTTGCTCCTTGCTTATAGATGGGAGCAAAAACAAGCCCTTCTGGGAGGGCATTGACGAAAGCAGAATTAATCATTTAGTATCCTAATGAAGAAGTTAATTTCAGCCTCGGACCTCTAGCTGCAGGTCTGGGGCTTTTTCATTTTAACCATGTTGACAGATGTAGCGTCAAGTACTATATTGGTATTGTAATCAGTCAAATGATTGCATTCAAAACAACAATTTCAAATTAAAACCTCATTATGAAATTTGCCAATCGGACAGTTTCAACTTACGAAAAACAACAGGAGCAAACTGATGCTCCACAAACAAAACAATGGTTCAATCCTAACGAGATTGAAACAAACCATGAAGTCGAGTTTGTGTTTATGGAAGAAGATCCACTTGAGTTCTGGGAAGTATGGGGTGAACCTGTAGATCCTAGTGATAAATCAAAACCTTTTAGATTCCCTATGGGTGATGATGATGGTCCAACAAACAAAGATATAGCTGCGGAGTTAGGTAAAGATTATATGCAACAGAAGAGTAAATATGCAAATAAGAAGCAAGGTGTAAAAGTGGGAGACCCTAGACCTGCTGTCCACTGTATGGCATGGCCTGTTTGGAACTGTGAAGACAAATGTTTTCAGGTTTTAAAAGTATCTCAACCTAGTCTTCAGAATCAAATAATTAAGACATCTATGCTTAAAAAGTATAGAAATAAGATGGAACAGTATAACCATACTATTCATAAAGGCATTGTAAGTGACATAGTTACTTATACATATAACGCCTTGGAAAGAGAGGATGATTTTCCTGAAGAGGAAGTCGCTGGTCTATGGGAGAACCAAGAATGTGTAATGACATTGTTACTTGATAACGGAGAACCTTTAAATCCAGGAGGTAACAGCTAAATTATCTCAGCGGGTTTGTTGAAATGGTCGCACGACCATAGAAGTCATGCTTTTTCTTGCCCGTCTTCGATGAATACCACTGTTCGGACTAAATGGTGGACGTAGGATTCGACCCCTACATTTTCAAAGAAGACAGACAATGGGTTCTGATTGCGGAGTAAAGGTAGCTCCACGGGTACATTGCCTAAACGGACCTTTATTAAGGAAAAAGTACAACAAGCCCGTATTCTTCAGATCAAAGTGGACTGATGTAGAATAAGAGTGTATCAGTCCACTCTATATAAGACTATTCAGTTTTATATAGTTCGGTTCTCTCCTCAATCTCTACTCATGTCAGACGTATTTCACTTTAAAAAAGCTGTTGTCATTGACCTCGGTCCAGTAACAGCTAAATGGATAAAAGTCCAGTTAACGAATAGTGAGGAGGCTTTTTTCTATCCTGATGACGACAACACTGTTCGAGTGAAGGACTTAAAACCAGGGTTACAAGTGGTTCATCGTGAATTACGTAAATGCACAAAAACTGGTCAAACAAGATGGCAAACGACTGCTCATGCGTTTGACCTTCAACCAGAGCAAACGAAAAAATATTTAAGTGAAGCAGTTCCTGAACCAGTAGTCTCTGAATGTGTGATTAGTACAGAGAAAACAGACGAAGAAGTTTCATTCATGAATAGTTATGATCCAATCGCAGTTCGGATTAAATTAGATAGTCGTGAGAGTTATTGGTTAAGACAATTAATTTCAAAGGCTCCCTACAGTTCTAATAAGATTGGGGCATCAAAAATGATTTCAGAGATAGTGTCAGAGGCAAAGGCGACTGATTTAATGGAGAAGTATTACAAGATTAAAGGGGAGAACGGCGCATGATGACTCCTGAATTGGTCCATTCATCACCAGAAGGAGGGACCATTCATACATATGAGATATCGGGCGGTAAAAGTGAGTTCACCCGATATCTCACTTGTTATCTGGGTTCTTGTAAATTCTGTGGAGACATGGAAGAAGCCACTGCGTATTTAAAAACCATTCAAACGTTGCACAAAGCCAATTTATAAGTATTCTAATTATGGGAAATAGTATTCAATCACTGAAGCCCAAGAAAGAGGAACGTCAAGATGCATTGGCTTCATTAAGGAAAAGTCATTTAGAACGGGATGATTCTGGAGAATTTCGTGTATATAGGGACGAAGAGGGAAAGCCTTATTACAGTGTGACGACAATTTTAAGTAATACAGCACCTGAAGCCAAGAAGAGGGTGCTACAAAAGTGGCTAAACAAACCAGGATCGGAGGATCAACTTGAACTCGCATGTGCCAGGGGATCTATTTCACATGAACACTGTGAATATGTCTACAAAACAGCGTCAAGGATTGCAATCAATGTTGGAAATTCCCGTGGCAATTGGCGAACTTATGAAACGGATGGTTTATCAAGAGTACCAAAAGCCATTACGACCCAAGCGATTAAAACAGCGAGAAAGAACGCCCCTAAAATCCCATGGGCATGTCGTAAGTACGCCAGAAATTTGGCCACTTGGATAGAAGAGAACACAGCAGCCATTCATGCGAGTGAATTTAGTGTTAGTCATCCAGATGGATTTGCAGGATGTTCGGACGCATTAATTGACTATGGACCAAAGCCAGGAAATTTATGCATAGTAGATTTCAAAACAAGTGGAGCTAATAAGGAGAAACCAGATGAATGGTTACAGGATCATATCGATCAATTAGCGGGATATTCGTATGGATTGGAATATAAATCGGGCCTAAGACCAACAATGGGAGTAGTAGTGATCGCACGAGAAAACGGAGTTCAAGTGAGAGAAGTATCTCAGATTGAACTCCTAGGAGCGAAGCAACGATTTTTAGAACGGTTAGAGATGTTTAAGGATCAGATGAACTTGAAATAGTACCCCCAGGGTAAAAAATAGTACCCCCAGGGTAAAAGAATGAAGAGATGAGAGAATTGAAAATGAAAAAAATCCCATTCAAGGAAGAAAAAATCCCATTCAAGAAAAATTTTCTCAAGAAAAATCTTGACTTTCCTGAGAATTTTGAGAATTAAGAAGCCATTCATATTTATTGATCATGGCGTTGCAATTTTGACAACCAAGAGCAGACCAAGTGAAATGTCCGACTGAAGTACCTATGCCACATTTAGGGCAATAGATAGTTTTACGTCTATATCTTTTGGTACGTGTGTACCGATCGACGTGTTTTTTTAGATTTTCCATGAGGTTTGAGTTGAGAGAGTAATTCGTCTTTGACTTTATTGAGATGAATAATTTTAGGCAGATTATTCAGCCGATTTGCGAGGGAGAGACCCTCTACTACGGTGTAGAGGGCAGATTGATAGGCTTCTTTATCAGCTTTTTTCATTATGTGTAATGAGTTTGTCGTTGACGGTATTCGAGTTGCTCTCTAGTCCAAGTATTACCAGGAGTTTTAAGGACAGCTTCGAACGCATCATCAACAGCACCTAGTTTTCCACCATGATGAAGGTATTGGATAGTGGCAACATCTAAAGCACGGATAGCATCACCTACAGGAGTGTATTGAGGTCTAGGAGCATCACGAGCTTTAGATTTTAGATAATCGTGAAGGTGGTCATCACGGTATCTGAATTCACATTCAGCAATTGTTCTTTGTCGTTTCGTCATTGGGATTTCTCCATAAGAATTTGTTTGGCCAACTTGTCAATTTCCTCCTTTGAGAGTGAAGGCATTTCGTCCCTTAAGCTATCCGCTATATCTTGGAGTAGATTTTCATTTTCGGAGGTACTCATTTTTTGATACCTCCAGAGGAGATAAAGGTCTTAGTCCATTTATCGAGCGTTTTGTCTGGCATTGAACTGATGTAATCCTCAATGCACATTGCAGTTAGATACTGATCAGATAAAACTTTATCAAGGACAGTTTCTCTAAAATGCCCTTTAGTCCAAGTATTTTTAGCCATCAGTAGGCTCCTTTTTATTCAATGCTCGGTTATGTTCGAGCGCATAAACATCTTTGAATTGTTGAGTGTTATCTGTATTCAATTGTTTAATCAGATGCCATTTAGATTTTACGGTCTGAATAAATTCCTTGTCCTCATCTCCACAGGAATGAGGAAATCCAAGTTGTTTTGCATAAATCTCGATAGCCTCGTGAATGAACTGATATTCAACCTTACTGAGTGGGACTTCCAGATCTGAGAGCTCGTGATTGGTTAGTTTGAGGTGTTGCATGGTGAAAAAGAATTAACAGGACAAAAAGGTTAGTTTTTATGAGACACGGAGGACGTTAAAGCCCCCATTCTGTAGACCCGTTCATAACTAGAACTTAAACGTGTAAAAGTTGATGCATGTTCAGGTTCACCAGTTTGAAGATACTGGTCATGTGCCCCGATCATCATTTGACGAGTCATTTTTAAAAGACCTTGATTATCTTCGAGCGTTATTGGATCAGTATCGTTTTCTATCCAGTGGAGAGTCTTTTCGCTTTCCATTTGGACAAGAGCATCGTCAACGTACTTATTAGAAGTACTCCTAGACACCTCGTATAGGTACTGGAGACGAGGAACAATGTCAGCCCTGACCAATCCAGCTAATAGGTAGGTTTGGGCTTTCCTGATCCGTTTAGACCGTTCTAGTTTTGTCGCACGGTTTCGTTTTGTTGGTGTATCAGGGAGAGAGAGTAGTACTGCCATGAAGAAAGAAGTTAGAAGTTGAATTGACAAAGTAAGATCAATTCATTAGTATTCTAATAGAATTATCTACTCCCGTCAATCAATGAGCCAAATAAAAACTTATCTCCACAACCAAACCTATTGCCAGTCCTCCAATGATACCCTTATTCAAGGTTTAGATATCTCAATGGAAAAGCTGAAAGTTCTTGATTCTCTGAGTGAATTGACTGAATCCCAATGGAATTTGGTCCTAATGGCTTTAGGTGAGTCGGCTAATAAAAATAGGCCAAATCCTCAAATGACTCATGATCTCAAACGTCTACATGAAGTATTCCTTTTCTCTATGCTCTATTTTGTCTCAACTCCAAAGCCTCCTGTTGAAAAGGTCTTAGAAGTTGAGACAAATGAGAGCTAGGTTGAATAAAGTGGGCTAGTTTTCTTTATCTCGAACGTATAATTAAAGCAACCACAGGCTAGAACTCCAAAATCATGAGCATCATGATATTTCACAAATTCACTTTCTTGATTGCTGGAAATGTTAGCAGTGTTAATCACAATATCATTTTCCCAGTACTCAATAAAAGCATTTAATCCCTTTTCATCCTCTTCTGTTAAACCTGAATAATCTCCATTAATCAAAGGACATGCCCAATGATCTGGTAGACATAAATTGTGTAGTTGAATGTTAATCATTCGTAAGACCTTGAAGTAAATAGATTTTCTTCTAGTCGGTCGTAGATCTGTTGACCGTTTTCTGTCAGATTTTCATAGCAGAGGCAAAGACTAGGTTTAAATTTAAATTTTTCCTCCATACGGCAGCGTCTTACATAGTTAGAGTCAAAACCAGAGTAGTAATGACAGAACCACAGCCAATAAGCCTCGAAAATGTCGAATCTGTCTAGCATGATAAGTAGGGTGCAGAATAAGGTGAATTTGGTTGGAGAGATTTAACCTCCTTAGATGTGTTCAAAATTTTTCTAGTTTTTTTCATAGAATCCAATATGATTGCCCAATCCTCTTGCTCCAAAATCCAGCAAGGAAGGTTTTCAATTTGAGCGGTTAATTCTTCCGCTGTGTTCCTTGCTTCCCAGACCTTGCCAATCTGAGAAGCTGACAAATAATGATTACTCATTGATTGAATCTGCAATGAAATAATAGTGATTGTGATCATGCCCCCTTCCCTTTAGCTTAAAATTAAAATACTCATTTAAAGGCCAAGAATTAATTAATTCCTGTGCTGCCTGTTGATGATTTTCTTCTGCTCCTTTGCAGTGATTCCATGAAATCGTTTTACTCCATTTTGTTTTGCTATCTCGAACGTGAGTAGCTTTGACTCTGGTGCCTTTGTAATCTGTCGGCCCAAGATATTTGGTGATAATGCAGGGGCCTGTGAGTTGCTCTAGCATGATGATTTTTTGTTAGTGGTGATTTTTAAGTAAGGTGATAATGGTTATCATTTTTGATTCCACATCTCGAACGTCAAAATCAAAATAATTATTTTCAGATTTTATTTTTGAGATTGACTCCTGTAAATTTTTGGCATGCTCCAGAGCTTCTGAAATTTGAATCCGGTTTTCATTTTCAATTCTTCTCTTCTTCAAAAAATTGGATTTTGGAGAATTTGGAAAAATTGAAATTTTAGAAAGTTCGTTTTCAATTTTTTCTAGGTTAAAATTTTCCATGGGAAAGAATGGCAATGGTTTTCATTTTCATTTGTCAATATCCGTAGTGTAATTTTCTGCATGTGTCAATTTGTCCACCGGTTGATGAGATGCAGGCTTCCGTCAATTTCTGAGATTCCTGTGACATTGAAAAAATTAGAGGAATCGAAATGAGGAGAGGTAGGAGAGGAATGATTTTCATTTTTTTAAAATTGGATAACGGTTTTCAATTTCTTCAAAATCTTCTTTTGCTGTTTCCAAAATTGTGAGAGATTCTTCTAGTTGGATCTGACTTTCTCGCAGACCCTCCATCATTTTTTTTAGTTCGTCCATTTCTCAAACCCTCCTTATTGAAACTTCGAAACCAAGACTCTGAAGATGTAATACGTCAGACTCGCTAACTGTCTTCTTTCCTGTTAGCCCTCGGATTGCGGATGCTATTGATTCCTCTTGGATATAAAGGAGATCATTGCCCCAAACTGTTTTCTCTTGGATCGTGATGGTCATTTTTTTTTCGGTGGTGATTTTGTTTATAGCGAGACCGAAGCTGTGAATGATTTTCGTTTTCGATCGTCTTTGCAGCTGGTCGATGTTACGAATGGTTGGTCTCGATTTTTTGAGATTTGGTTTTACTTCCCTCCTTTGCTTATATGTATATTATAGCCTGTTACTGTATCAGTATCAGTAACTAGTAGACACTTTTTACATTGATTAATATTATTACCCCCTGTAAATTTCACTTGATTTTTTACACCCCTAGATTATTATGGTATCAGTTACACCCGCAGACCATGCCGCTTTAAAAACGATTATCATTTTCAGTCCGGCTGCTGACAGCTGACCCTGACCGGGGGGGACGGTCGGGGAATTGGGTGTTTTTTGTCGGGGTCCGGGGAACCTACAATATTTTCGGAGAAAGGTTTAGTTTTTAAATTCGTACCACTCTTTTTTGACGTAATCTACAAAGACTAAAGTTAATACAATAGTAATAGTAAGGATGTGTTCTTTCCAGAGGTCAGCTTTAGTCATAGAGTACTAAGGGAGTTTCGGTTCCACTTTAATAGATAGTTCGGGGGCATTGATATTAACTGTTTCAACAGATTCACCAACGACTTTTCCTAAAGAGTCGAGAATTTGTGCAGCAGTTTGAAGCTGACCTTTTCTCATCGCTTGATTGAAGAGTTTAATTCTCATACTTTGAATACGAGAGATCATATTTTCACGATCTTTTTGCCAATCTTCTTCAGTCCATTCGTTAACCTGTTTCCAATCTCTCCAAGCAGTTGCCATAGAGATACCTTCTTTGTCCCTATGATCAACAACCAACGCCCTAGTGGTTAAACCTTCAAGTTGTCTTTTATAAAGGCGTTGACACCGAGCTTCTATAACAGCTGTTGGATTAGGAGCATATTTAGAGATACGGGTTTTCTTATCTTGTGGGACGTTTTGCTGATCAAAGGCATCTATACAGGAGTCAGTCACAGAATTTCAGCACCAGTTCTTTGTTGATGATAACGGTAGAAGTGTAAATTAGTCCAAGGGGGGTTAAGATCAAAAGATAAGAGTACTAAGGTATGGCTGTTAAAAATAAGCAAGAATTAGAGCTGAGGTGGGCACAAGGGGAAGTATTTAACAGTGAGAAAAGGTTTCGAGTATTAGTAGCAGGGAGAAGATTTGGCAAATCATATTTATCATGTGTCGAGTTAATAAGGGCAGCAATCAATCAACCAGGGGAGACATTTTTCTATTGTGCGCCAACATATAGGATGGCAAAAGATATAGCATGGAAGGCACTAAAGAAGTTGGTACCACAGGTATGGATCAAGTCAAAGAACGAGTCAGATTTAAAAATCGAATTAATAAATGACTCTATGATTGAATTAAAGGGTACAGAGAATGCGATGGCATTAAGGGGTCGAAGTTTATCAGGAGTAGTATTAGATGAAGCAGCATTTATGGCACCAGAAGTATGGTTTGAAGTAATAAGACCAGCATTAGCTGACAAACAAGGGTGGGCATTATTTATATCAACACCTGATGGGACAGCAAGTTGGTTTTATGACTTGTGGTGTTATTGCGAGGAAGGATATGACGATTGGAAGAGATGGAGTTTTACGACGATAGAGGGGGGAAATGTACCAGCAGATGAAGTTGAAGCCGCCCGAACACAATTAGACGAACGAACATTCCGACAAGAATTTGAAGCAAGCTTTGAAAATTTAACGGGTTTAGTCGCTGTTTCTTTTGACGATAAAAATATTTCAACAGAAGCAAAAGATCTTTCAGTTATGCCAATTCTGTTAGGAGTTGACTTCAACGTTGATCCAATGAGTGGAATATGCGCTGTAAAAAATGACGATATTCTCTATGTATTTGATGAAGTAATGCTAACTGGGGGAGCAACAACCTGGGATTTTGCGGAAGAAATCACTCGTCGATATGGTATTGATCGTAGGATTATTGCTTGTCCTGACCCAACAGGAGGAGCTAGGAAAACATCAGGAGTTGGATTAACAGACCACAATATTTTGCGCCGCAGTGGATTTAGTGTTTCAAGTCCCAAAGCTCCGTGGAAGATTAGGGATAAAATTACAGCAGTTAATACAGCTCTGCTTGATGCATCTGGAGCGCGTAGGACGTTTATTCATCCAAGGTGTAAAGAACTAATCAAATCGCTAAGAACGTTGACCTATACGCCGCATACGGGATTACCAAATAAGAATTTAGGAGTTGATCATGCGTTTGATGCTTTTGGATATCTGTGTCTTCAGCAATTCAATTTGGCAAAACCAGAGACATTAGGGCAAACTACGTACAGGATTTACTGATTTCTAATGGAAGTAACTAAAGAGATGCTTGATGTGATTGAAGAAGTGAAGGGGAAAAGGCAAGCTAATTTATGGGACCCAAGATGTGCTCAAGCATTTGAGAGCAAGGGTAAAAAACCTGTCATTTCACCAAAACCTGCTGTAAAAACAGCAGATAAGAGTTAAAATATTTACATACCCTTTCTATTTATTAGACGATGGCCTTTTATCGTGGAGAAGAAGGCTCCGTATGTTTTAAGAACGCAACTGGCGTTGCTAATTCTGACGCTGTAGTTGGTTCAAGGAACTGGAGTTTGTCTATCACTAAAGATGTTTTAGATACAACTGCCCATGGAGCTACAACTCGTAGTTTTGTTGGATCTTTAATTTCTGGATCTGGTTCTTGTGAATTCTTGTATTCAGCTGCTGCTGGATCAACACCTGCTGGAGATATTTTGGCAGATGTTTTAGTTGCAGAAGATCCAGCCGATGCAACTTTTGAGTTGTATTTTGGTGATGGCACTAAAAAAGTTGCTTTCTCTGGTGTTGTTACTAGCGCAGAATTAGGCACTGCAATTGGTGATTTGCAATCAGTTTCTGTTAACTTCCAATGTACTGGTGCAATAGCAATTAGTTAAGACGTAATCATCACGAGAGGGTAATTCCGTGACGTATTCCGTCCCTGGTAAAATTCGTACTCATCATGTCAGCACTACCTATGCAGGTGGTGAGGACAGTCCTTTTACTAAAACAGCAGCAGTGCTGGAACAGTTAAAGGGATGGGAAATTATGAAAGCGGTTTCGCTGGGGACGGAATATTTGCGGGAAAAATCAGAGGCATTTTTACCTCTTGAACCTCGTGAAGATTATGAGGCTTATTTAGCACGTGTTAATCGAGCTGTATTTTCACCTTATACACAGCGTCTTGTTAGAGCTGCAACAGGTTTAATTCTGCGAAAGCCCATAAGTCTTATAGGAGATCCCTATTGGACAGATGTTTTTGCTAAAGATGTAGACGGTTGCGGATCAGATTTAGATGAATACGCCCGAAGAAATCTTATATGTGCTCTTACTTACGGTCATAGCCACACTTTGGTGGATTTTCCTGCTCCAACAGGGGCAAAAAGTCTTGCAGAAGAACGTTCCCAAAACCGTCGACCCTATTGGATAGAGATAGACCCAACCAATATTTATGGTTGGCGTTTAGATAGGGAGGTGAATTATGGGAAATTAGTTCAGGTTCGTATAAAAGAGAAAGCTGTTGTTCCTACTGGTTCATTTGGAGAGCAAGTTTTTGATCAAGTAAGAGTTATAGAACCTGGTAAATATCGAATTTATAGAGAGAAAGAGAGCAATAAGGAAATGAAAGGTGGTTCTCCCGAATATTCAGCACAATTTAGTTCTCCTGTGAATCAACAGGATTATGAGTTGGTGGAATCTGGTGACTACAGTTTGGATGCGATTCCTCTAGTGACCGTTTACACAGGTAAAACGGACACACTGACCAGTAAGCCGCCGCTTTTGGACATTGCCTATTTAAATTTGGCACATTTCCAGCGTCAAGCTGACCTGATTCACAGTCTTCACGTTGCATCTCAGCCTTTATTAGTAATGGAAGGGTGGGATGATCAAACAAAAGACATGGCTATCAGCGTTAATTACGCAATGGCCACCCAACCAGGCAATAAAGTTTATTACGTAGAGCCAGCAGCGAGTGCATTTGAAGCTCAAGCAGCAGAAATTGAAGAATTACAAGCTCAAATGTCATCTTTAGGGATTAGCACCCTTTCTCAGCAGAAATTTGTTGCAGAATCAGCAGACGCACGACGATTAGATCGTGTTGACACAAATTCAATGCTTTCAATGGTTTCTCTTGATTTAGAGCAGAAATTACAAAAAGCTTTTAATCATTCTGCAAATTATTTAGGTTTACAACCTCCAGAGATCAAAATTAGTCGTGATTTTGATATTGATAGACTAATAGGACAGGATGTAACAGCATTAAATGCCTTATTTGAGCAAAAAGTAATAGATAGGGAAGAATTCAGACAAATTTTAGTAGAAGGAGAGGTATTACCAGGTGCAACTGAAGAAGAAGTGGTTTAATATACTAGAATAATGTTCGATACAACCTCTAGCTATGGCATCTAAGGATTTAGATTCAGGTGTGAGAGCAGAAGATTTAGAAGCATCTTTTGCTCCTAAGCCTGTTGCCAAAGGAAAAAGCACTGTTCCTGGTTTGACCGCCAAACAGCAAAAAGAGGTTTCGAAACCCACTACTACTAAGAAACTCAGTATCTAATCATGGTTGAAGAAAGAGTAATCCAGCAGGAGTCTGTGGCTCCTGTTGAGCAGTCCGTGGCTGCTACCGATACTTCTCAAACAACACAGGCACCTCCTACTTTTGACTATCAAGCACAGCAAAATCAGATTGCTGCTCTTGAAAAACGTGCTTTAGAGGCAGAACAAAGAGCAAAAGAGACTACGGAGAAATTTGATGGTCTAAAAGGCAAATTAGATGATGTTTATAAGGGGAAAAGGAAAGAAATGGAGGATCAGGGGCAATTTAAGCCTTTGTGGGAAGAAGCAAACAAGACAAACCAAGCAAAAGACCAACAAATTGCTGATTTAAATGCTCAGATAGACGATTTAAGGCGTTCCACTGAGACAAAGGACACTCGAAACGAGGCATTAGCAGCTATTAGTAATGCTGGTGCGATCAATGCAGAACAGACATTATCTTTACTTGAGAGGCAATTACAAAAGAATGCTGAAGGTAAAACTGTTGTTTTAAGTGGTGGAGTAGAACAAGATCTTTCTACTTATGTAAATAATTTAAAGCAGCCTAGTTCTGGTTGGGAACATCATTTTAAAGCGAGTACGACAGCAGGAATGGGAGCAAAACCGACACCTAATTCCACAATTGCACCAGGGATGGATAATCCGTGGAAAACGGGCAACATTACTCAA